TTACAAAACCGTCCCAAACACCCCTTTAGTTAATTTTTATAATAAAACAAGGAGGTTTTTAATATATGAATAAATTAGAAATGCTTAAAGAACCTTTGCATTTTTTAGGTTCACAAATATATAAAGCTTCTGGTATTAAGCTTGATTTTACTTATTGTAAAAGAAGAAGAGATAGATTTAATCCAGAAGAACCAAGTGAGATGATAGACATATATCCTGCTTTTCTTTTTTATATAGGTAATAATAGTAGAAGGGAAATAGGACATGACTATGAGTCAGCTTATAAAACTTACGAAGCTATAATTCAAGATACAAATATTCCTCTTGATTATCCTAAAGTAAATATGGAAATCAAAGTTGAAACTAGAGATGAGAATGATGAGCTTGAAGAAGATTTAGATTTAGCTGAAGCTCTAGCAAAAGATTTAAGTGCAGTTCGTACACTTCATGGAATTGATAGACTTATAATAGTAATTGATGAGTTATATCTTGATACGGTTAATGATAAGATTAAGGCGGAAACTATAGAGCAAAGACTTTTAAATGAAAAGATAATGCAAGAGTTTACTCCTCTTATCATAAAGTATCTAAATGACTTCGGGAAACTTGCAGCAAGAATAGGTCAAATACTTCGTGCTAATAGACTTATGACACCATTTATAGAACTTGTAAGAGCACATGATGGTAGAATGAGTGAAACTACAAATGATTACTCTGCTATAGAAAGATGGAGAGAGAAAGGTGAATATGGTAATAGAGCTCACGCGTTAAGACTTGCACTTTGTAACCTTGTTATTTATGAAACTATAAATGACGCTATAAAGGGTAATACAAAGAATATTAAAGCTATGGATACAACTCTAGCATACATTGTTAGAAATATTCTAAATACTCACATGACTACAAAGTTTATGAATATAGAAGTTGTATTAAAATCTATATTGGGTAAAGGACAAGTTGGTTCTCCATTTGATTTTATTCTAGCAAGAATAATGAAAGCTTGTAATAATGGATTTATGGAAACTCCTGAAAACTTTAGGTCTATGGAATATGCGTTTGAAGGTACAGTTGAGAGAAACTTCAACTATGGCGAAGTACAACCTAAAGACATGACAAAGATACTTGCTTCAAAAGAGCTTTTAAAATATGCTGAATCTTGTGATATCTTAGAAGCTCTACAAGCTAAGATAGACAAGAAAGAAATAAGAATGTATGCTGAATCTATTACATTTACAGAAGATGAGATAGAGGCTGAGATGATGAAAGTTACTAATATGGCAAGAGAAGCGTCTATTGTTAAAATAGATATGGAATACATCACAACTAAGTATTCTAAAAAGGATGCTATTAATAACGCATACATTGTATTACAAGAATGTCAAGCTTTAAGAAGAAAGCTAAAGACTAAAGAAGCACAAGATGCAATTAAGATAGTTATAAACACACTTCAAAAGGATATCGAGGAAACTCGTAAGTTCGACCATAAGAAATCAAGAATGACAATTAATATTGCTTACCCGTCTGGATATGAGGGATAATAAATGGCAATGGATTTCAATAGATTTTTAGATGATGTTGAAGACCCACAATTTTCCAATTATAAAAGAAATGTATCCCAAGATATAAGAGAATTTCTATCTCAGGAAGAAAATGTAGATGTTAGATTTGACGCTGAATCAATTCGTATAGCTGAAAGTCTTGTAGCCATGGACCATGTAGGAGATTATGAAGATGATGACCCTGCAAGGTATGCTTATATGAATAAGCATAATCCAAACGAATCTGTTCTTCCTGAAGATACAGATACTCCTAGAGCAAGATATGATTATAAAGGACAGATAGATGTAAACTTTGATATTGAGAAGAATGCTGTAATACATCAAGACAGAGAACCTAAAAACACTATGGATTTGATGTATGATGATTTAATGGCACAATTCCCAAATAAGCGTCCACCAGTTCAATTTAACTCAGGTAATGAGTATGCAATCAACTTTGCTAAAGTGCTATTTAATTTAAAAGTAAAGAGGTGGTGGTTGCCACTACTTCTTACTAACCCAGCACTTGATAATGTTGACCCATTCTCTCCTGATTTAACTCAAGAGCAAAAGGAAGCAATAATACAAGAGTCTACAACTAATCTTATTTATTACTGTCGTGAAGTAGTTCGTATACCAACACCAGCAGGTCCTACAAAGATGAAGTTCCATATTGGTTCTTTTACATCTATGTATTTAACTGCAAATGATATTACATATTATCTTGAACAACCAAGACAAACTTATAAGTCTGGTACAGATAACGCACTTGTTGGTTGGTGCTGGAACCTTGCTTGTCGTAATTCACAAATGGCACTATTTGCCAATAACTTACCAAAAGCTAAGGATAACTTACAGGCGGTAATAGATATAGTTGAGCTTCTTCCATCTTTTATGCAACTCTTTAGATACAAAACTAAAGAAGATTCATCTGGTAATATTCAGATAATGGATTGTGAAGATTACTCAAAAACTATGGAGATACACCATAAGCTTTGGAATAACAAGATATACGCTGGAACAACTGGTCAAACCAAAGAAGGAGCAATGAAAACTGGACGGGGAAAATCGCTTGTTAAAATAGGATTTGACGAAATAGGTTGGTCTAAGTATAACTGGTTTGCATACGGGTCAGCACAACCTGCTCACGAAGAAGCTGCAGCAAACGCTGATAAGGTTGGAGCACCTCATAATATTACTATGACATCTACTCCACCTGATGCTACAACTAAAGAGGGAGAATGGCTATATAAGCTTTTATTTGAAGATTGCGTTAAATTCAATCTTGTAATGTTTGACTTATCAAAAGAAGAGTTAAAAGAGTATATGAGAGCAAATGGAAATAAGGATATAGTCTTTTGCTCATTTGCTTATAATGAACTTGGATTTACTCAAGAATGGTTAGTAGAAAGACTAAGAAAGCTAGATAGAGAAGTATTCGATGTGGAAGTAATGCTTAAATGGAAAAGGGTTTTAAACCGTTCTCCATTCTCAAGAAGAGCCTTAGAGCTTATTGAGATATACACAAAGAATACTATGAGGAAAGAGATAATACTTAATAATAGATTTGTATTTCAAACTTATCCGGGCTTTGAAGAAGCAAGACTTAAAAAGATTGTAATAGGAGTCGATATAGCAGGTGGGGGAGGTACAGATAGGTCTGACTATTCTACTATGGTTGGAGTAGACCCACATACTACTAAAGTATTATTTACATTCAGAAGTAATACTGAAGATACAGAAATATTCTCAAAAATAATAATTGACTTCTATAGGCAATACACTCCTAACGCAATAATAGTAGTCGAAAGAACGGGTATTGGAAAGGGTGTTGTAGACAAGTTAAAACACTGTCAAGATATAGTTGATAACCTGTATTATGAGTCTACAGCGTCTAATGCTTCTTATTATATTAACTCAACTGATGGTAGAATAACTAAAGGACAATATGGTTTAAACAACGACCACAATGTTCGTGAAACTATGACTAAGGAAATTCTAAATACTAGAGTTAATAGATATAAGACATACTTTAATTCTCCTGATATTGCAAGAGAGCTTATGAATCTTACTGTAACTGGTTCAGGAAGAATAGACCACTTACCCGGATATCATGACGACGTTATAATGGCATATCTTATGGCTTTATATGTACTATATAAAGATATGGATATGGATATTAAGTTTGGTATCATGCCACCGAATGTTCCAGATGATGATGCCTTATCTTATAATAAACTAGATGCCTTTGACATAAAGATAGACCCATTTGAGGGTCTTACAAAGGAAGAGGTTGATTTAGAATATAAAAAGATAGACGCATTAAATGAGGGAACTTTCAGTGGATTTAAAACCCTTGAGGGTGACACGTTTAAAAGAGCGACCGATAATTCGCACTTTGTTTCTATGGCTGAAGGTTTATATGATAATTCTACACAAAATGGCGAAGACAAGGAGATTACGATGGGAGCACACGATTACTTTGGAAACGGTAAGAGAGTGAATCGGCTTAAAGCGAAATCTCGGAGTCCGTGGTAGAGAAAGGAGGACAAGATGTTATATCCTTTAAGATTGGTATTAAATTTACTAACATTTTTTACAGCGTCGTTTTTGCTATTCTACATTTATGTAAGAACATGGCAAGGACAGGCGTCTGTAACTTTTAAAGTGTGTAGTGTATTCATTACAGTAATGTACATCCTAAGTTTACATAGTATAATATTTACATTCGCATTAATAACAATTTTAAATATACTTACGACATATATATTCGTAGTGTATAGTAGATTCTCAAAATTGTTTACCTTATCTCAACACGATGAAGATAACAT